TTACCAATTTCCCAACGACAAATGGTAAAGCGATTGTTGTTTCGCTTATTTTAGATCAAGGAGCTACGGCATATATTCCTAACGCATTACAAGTTGGAGGTGTTGCTCAAACCATTAATTGGTTTGGTGGAAGCGCACCTGCAGGTAATGCAAACAAGAAAGATCTAGTGGCATTCACTTTAATCAGAAGATCTGGCTCTTGGACAGTGTTGGGTCAGCTATCTAGTTACGGATAAGATATGCCACGTCTCACTAGTTTATCTAATATTAATCCAATAGTAGGTTTATCTGCCATACCATATTCCTGGCAGATAGAATCTAGATTTAGTTTAGTAAATACAGTTTGGGATTCACCGTCACCAAATGCTTCATCGCTGGCCCAAAACGCAGATGATTTTACACTTACAGCAGATAATGAAATTTTAATAAGTGACGGCAGTGCAGATAAGGCTATTGCTATTTCAATAAATGGTGATACATTTAAAAATATGTCTGATGGGGTATCACCTTATGGTGGTAAGTTTTATGGTTATCAATTTGTAAAATTCAAAGGTCTTTATGTAATATCAGAACATATTAGAAGCGTGGGCGATGTTGGTGGTACTGGTATGGTCCATGTGCTTGATAGCAATCTAACTTCGGTTAAATCATTAGATGATTCTGATGCCTCAGCGGGATCCTTTGGAGGTGGGATTGCTACAGATGGAAATTACCTGGTAATTACCTCACTAAAACCTTATACATCATCATATGACGGTTTATCATATAAAGGTTGTTTGCATGTATATGATTCAAATTTTAATGAAATACGGGAAATATTTTATGGTGATGTCGTAGCACCATTAATACCTGGTTTATCTAGAAGTGCATTGGAAAATACTCCTCTTTGGATATATGGCGCCGGCGGCAGTGCGACACTTAATATGTATGACGGTATTGTTTATGCTTATTCCGCACATTTACCAGCAGATTCAGCTGCCTCAGTTGCTGGTGTAAATAACGAAGATTATAACAACGGTGTTGTTTTAAGATTTGATGTGGAAAATGGTACTTATCTCGGTAAAGTGACACAACCGGTGGCCGACAGATTAGCTGGTTCTGGTAAAAGTGAATTTTTTGCCGATGGTAACTACAACCGTGATGCTGTTGGTCCAGATTATTTTGCAGTATCTGCCGTTTATGAGGATTCTACCGATGGTACTGACCAAATTGGTAAAGTTTATGCGTTTAATGCATCTGATGGTAGTTTGGCTTATAGATTCCAAAGCCCAGCAGCAGCTGGGTCCGGTCAATATTTAGATAGATTCGGTCAAAGAACTACTGCAATTAAAAATGGTACACAAGCTTTAATTTCAGCAAATGAACAGGGGACCGATACCGACGACCACATTTATATTTACGATTTTGCTACCGGCGGTTTACTGCAAACATTACAAGCTGATAGTGATGTAACATATCAAGGTTCTTGGGCTTCTAATGATGAATATTTAGTTCATTATACTTATAAAACCACAACACATATGAATGTCGTAGTTTTTAAGTGGAAACCTAATGTTTAATATTTTGGAAACATATAAATAGTAAAGAATTATTTGGAATCATCGATGACTAAGAGAAGAAATTTAGACTTATCAAATGCCGGTTCATATTTTGATTCAACAGGTAAGTTGAATCTAATTGCTGGCACGAACGTATCAATTAGTTCTACTGATTCGTCTTTTACTATCTCTGCTACTGATACAAATACCACATATACTAATGTTTCTGAATTTATAAATGATGCCAATTATTTAGATTCTTCGACTGTAACTGATGTTATTGATTCTTCTTATGTAGAAATTAAAATAGAATCAATTGATACATTGAACACCCGTAAAGGTTTAATTGTTGGTAGCACAATTCCTACATCGGCGTTAAATTTATCATCTGCTCAAAATCAAGGTTATTTTAGAAAAGATGGTATTTCACTATGGCTCCATAATAACAATTATGACCCAAATTATATACCAAATGGATATAGTGAAGATAGCGCGCGGTATAGATCAGGTATTTTATTTGGCCACGGTGGCGCTACAAATAAAGATGTAGCATTTATTCAATATCACCCACGTAGTGTTGATGATACCGATAATGTAGGATCACCAGCATATAATTCTGGTAATCAGCAAAATGCCAAACTTGTAATTGGTATTGGATCTGATGCTGAAGATCAAATTATTTTTCAAGCAAAGGATTCTAACGGATTAAAATTTCTTCTTGCAACCTCCGTTGATACCGGAACTGATAGCATTGGTACTTCAACTGGTGAATACACAATTTGGCATGAAGCAAATGCCGGTACTTTGGTTCAAGGGCATGTTGACGCAGCATATGTTCAGGCCAGACAAACGACCTATAATACATCAGATTTTCTAGATTCTACAACCGTTGAAAATGTTGTAGATGCTGCGTATGTACAAGCTAGGCAAATTACTTACAACACAAGTGATTTTGTAGACTCTGCATACGTTACAACACAAATTAATAATCTAATCGGAAGTGCGCCTGGTACATTAGACACGCTTGAAGAAATTGCTAATGCTCTTAATAATGATTCACAAGCCTATAGTTCTCTTGTAAAATTAATTAATGGTATGGCTGACTCTGATTGGGTCCAGTCCTTGCCGGTTAGTACATTTACAAATGATGCTAACTATTTGGATAGTACTACAGCCGTATCAGTTATTACAGCCAACGAGGCAAATGCATTTGGTAATATTGCAATAACTGGCCAAACTACAGTTACTGCTGATAATGCTAATGATACTCTCAATCTAGTAGGTAATAACGGTATTCGAATCATCACTGATGCCGGTGGCAACGAGATTGATATATCATTTGTTAATTCAGCAAATTATTTAGATAGTACTACTGTTCTAGATGTTGTAGATGCCACATATATCCAAGCAAATCAAACTACATATACGAATGTATCTGAATTTACTAATGATGCCAATTATATCTCTACTGGAGATTCTGCATCACTTTCAGAATTAACAGTCACTGGAAATCTCACAGGTAATAGCCTACGTGCTGATAACTTAACCACACAAAACGCTTTTGTGATTGTGGGCGACAGTAATAATTTAATACAAGATACGACACTGTCGGTGGACCCTGCTAGTAACTATCTAGGTATTAACCAAACTTCACCTGAAGTAACACTACATATGACAGGTGAAGGTGCTCAAACAGCACAGATCCGTATGGAACAGTACAATAATAGTGCTGACGCTCCAGATGTAAGAACAAGAAGATACAGAGGTACAATTTCCTCACCAAGTGCTATACAATCAGGTGATTATCTATTTAGAAGTAACCACGAATTCTACAATGGTTCAGCACTTATTGTCGGTGGACAGTTTGCTTTTGACAACACCAATAATGCCAACAGAACACAGTTTACCGTTGCAGTTACCACAGACGGTACATCAGTTGAAGCCAGTTCAAATGACGATGTGCAATTTAAGATTGATGGTAATGATAGTGGTGCTATTACATTTAACAATGCCTATAAGTTTCCAACAAGTGATGGTACTACAGGTCAATTCTTAAAAACAAATGGTGAAGGTACACTATCGTTTGATTCGATATCTATACCTGTAATTGATTCTGCATATATTGAAGCAAGAAGACCAGCAGAGACAATTTTTGGTGTTGTTAATAATGGCTCATCCGCCTATACATTTAGTGGTGATGGATTCCCATCAACTGTAGATAATCCTACACTATATCTTGCAAGAGGTAAGACATATAAGTTTAGTGTTAACGCATCTAGCCATCCATTCCAAATCAGATTGTCAGATGGTGGTTCAGCATATAGTGACGGTGTAACCAATAACGGAGCTCAAGTTGGTGATGTAATCTTTACAGTGCCAATGAATGCACCTAATTCATTGGTCTATCAATGTACAGTACACTCTGGAATGGTTGGAGATATTGTAATCTTCAACGAAAATTCATTCCTTGATTCCTCGACTGTTACTGGTGTCATTGACGCAACGTATATTCAGGCAAATCAGACGACATATACGAACGTATCTGAATTTACTAATGATGCCAATTATCTTGACAGCACGACAGTTCAGAATGTTATTGATGCAAGTTATATTCAGGCAAATCAAATTACATATAGTACTGCTGATTTTCCGGATTCTGCTGGTGCAACAACTCTTGCTAATACTGCAATAACATCAGCCATTGGTTCAACCGTTCAAGCACTACTAGTCTCTGGCACAAATATCAAGACAGTAAATGGCAATTCACTTCTTGGAAGTGGTGATCTAAGTATTTCCGGTGGTGGTAGTGGAACACTAGATAGTACTACTGTTCTAGATGTTATTGATAATCATTTAAATACTGGTACAGCAGGAGCTGGTGAAGTACTAAGTTGGACTGGTAGTGATTATGATTGGGTTGCACAAAGCAGCGGCGGTGGTCTTGATTCAGCACTTGTTATAGATCTAATTGATTCAGCTTATGTTCAAGCAAGACAATCTGCTGGTGGTTCTACTACTGTAGGTACTTTAGGTGTTACCACATATACTTATGAAGCTGATAGTGGCGATACCATCTTTAGTGGTACTGATGTAAATGGTGCTACCCTTACATTTGCATCATCTGGCCTAATACAAGTATTTAGAAATGGTGTATTGTTATCTACCGATGACTATACGGCAAGTTCAAATACAGTAACACTTACATTTGGTGCTGATAGTGCTGACGTAATTTCCATCTCTGCCTTCGGTGGTTATCAATCAATCTCCGGTAGACTAGGTATTGATGTTACAGACTCATCTGCTGTATTTGGTCAAACAGTATTTGCACGTACCTACACACCAGGTAAAATCATGGTGTTTAGAAATGGTGTATTGCTAAAAGATAGTGATGATTATACAGCAACAAATGGTACATCAATTACACTTGTATCTGCTGCAGATAGCAATGATTATATCTCAATTTCAGAGTTTATTGGTGATAATGGTATTGACTCGGCTACGGCAATTTCTCTTGCTACTGCATTACCTATTAGTACATTTACCAATGATGCAAACTACCTGGATTCAACAACAGTTCAAGGCGTTATTAATGCGGCATATATCCAAGCTAATCAAACGACTTATTCCAATGTAAGTGAATTTACTAATGATGCTAATTACCTGGATAGCACAACCGTTACTGGTGTGATTAATGCTAGTTATATTCAAAGCAATCAAACAACATACAGCACTGCTGATTTCTTGGATTCGGTACATACTCTTGCACTACTGGCGAATAACGACATTACAATCGGTGCTGTCGTTGAAACATATAGTGCAATCGGTGCATCGGATATTGATCTAAGTACTGCTAATTACTTTAGTAAAACAATTTCCGGTACAACTACATTTACAGTTAGTAATGTAGCTTCTTCAGGTAATGTCAGTTCGTTTATTCTTGAACTGACAAATGGTGGTTCGGCTACAGTTAACTGGTTCTCTGGTGTAACATGGGCGGCAGCAACTGCACCTACTCTTACCACATCCGGTTTGGATATTCTTGGCTTCTTTACAAGAGATGGCGGTACAACATGGAGAGGTTTAGTATTGGCCCAAGCAGTTGCATAATGGTGGTGTGAAATGAGTTCAAGAGATATAGTACAAGCAGCGGCAGGTGTTGGTGGTGATGCAGTAAACCCCAATGCCGGTGATTTTTATAATTATGCTGAAGCATCTGACCGTGGAGATTATGCCATAACTTTTAATCCCAGAAGTTTGACTAATTCTACTAATTATGCAACTTCTATTAGAGGCGATATATACACTGCATTTGGTGCTTATCCCAGCTCCCAGTCTATGTTTGGTGCGAGTCAATGGGCATTTAAATCCGATGGACTGAAATTCTTTTGGATTGATGGTGATGATTTTTATTTTTATGGTGGTACCATGTCTACTGCATGGGATTTATCTACAATAACGTGGACAGATAGAGTTTCATTTGGTACCGGTACAACTACTGATTATTATGGTTTTTGGTGTCATGATGGAACAAATTTATATGTAAATAATAATGATAATTTTATTCATTTTACATTAAGCACTGCTTGGGATTTAAGTTCAACATTAACTCATGTTGTAACAAAAACCCCAACTGCTTTTGCAGCGCAAAATAGTGGCACCAGCACTAATGCACCAACGACATGGTCAAGTGGAAATTTAACTTTTGCAAATAACGGACAATACATTTATTATGCTACTGGCGCGGGCGACAATTATCTTTATGTTTATAGATTAATTTCAGGTGGTACTGCTTATGATTTGGACGATTACCAATATGACGGCGCGGCCACAGCCAGAGTAGAATGGCTTAATGCTGCAGCGATCGCTACTGGTATGACAACAATTGCAAATAGTACCGGCACAGAATTATTACTTCATTCTACAACACAATCCGCTTCCGGATCAGCATTTAAAGTGACCGTTTCAGACCCGGATGATTTATCATCCGGTGTCACTATGGCAGAAGGCACACAATTTAATATCTTTGCAATTGGAACAACCACTACAACATATCCATGGGGAATTTCTCCATTTAGGACAACCTGTGACAATGCAAATGGTAAAAATTTTGTTGGCACAATATATGACACATCAATGGATGGTTTAAATGTACCAGCCATAGAAATGGTACATAGAAGTTGGGGGCCAATCAGGCCAGGTGCTGGAGGAACATCAACTGCTGAACAAAATGCTACCGCATTTGGCGCTAGTTTTGTTGGTGATAGCGGAACAAAACTTTATGTGACTACAAATTATGATTGGATTATGCAGTTCACATTAGATGAACCTTATGAAATAGTTTCAGGCTCAACCGGGGCAAATTGGGTTGGAAATGTATATGTAGGTGCTCAAGAAGGCTCACCAACCTCTTTATCCTTTAAAGATGATGGCACCAAAATGTATCTACTAGGCCACGTAAATAAAACCGTTTATCAATACTCGTTGTCAACTGCTTGGGATATTACCACACTTTCTTATGATAGTGTTTCTTATGCTCCAACTGGAATAAGTTCTTTTCCTGGAATGTTTTTTGGTGATTCTGGCACTAAATTATATTATACCACCTATTCAAAAAGAGAGCTTTATAGGGCTGATTTGTCTACAGCATGGGATCTATCAACCGCATCATATAATTCTAGTCAATCACTCCCAATGAATACTTCTAGTAATTATTTGGTTGGAGGTCTTTTTAATCCGGATGGGACAAAAGTGTGGTTGTTTAAGAGATCATACCCAGAAGTTGAACAATTTACTCTATCAACTGCATGGGACCTTACATCGGGTTCATATGATGGTTCTTTCAATCTGAATTTTAGTGGTGGTTTACCATTACCCAGTGTTGAAGCGCCACTTCACATAGGATTTTCTATTGATGACACAGCTGAAAGATTTTATGTAAGAGATTATAGGTCGGGAAGACTCACACAATTTACGGTTTCAGGCACATAGGAGAAAACTAAATGGCATACGTTAAGGTAACAAACGGTGCGGTCGATCAATACCCATACACGATTGGCCAACTTCGCCGTGATAATCCTAACACATCATTTCCAAAAGTTATAGATGAAGCTACACTAAACTCTTTTGGTGTTTATAGTGTAGTATTAGCAAGTGATCCATCATTCACTGAAGGAACTCAAAGAATACAACGAGCCTCAACCCCAACTTTGGTTGATAATGCATGGACAATAACGAAAAGTATTGTTGATTTAACTGATGACGAGATTACAGCAAATACCGAGTCAATAGCCATGGTAGAAAGAGAAACCAGGGATGACCTTCTGAAATCTGATGTTGATCCAATCAATGCTGTGAGATGGAATGCAATGACGGCTGAACAACAAACTGCCTGGACAACGTATCGTCAAGCATTACTTGATGTGCCACAACAAGCCGGTTTTCCCAATACAATTACTTGGCCAACAAAACCAGAATAAATAGGAATGGAGGTGTAGGATGCCAAGCAATAGAGCAGTTTCAAGCGTAAAGCAAATTTTAAGTTTAGATCAAGATACAGGTGTTGTTACCCCAACACTCGCCAGTGTTCAAGATCTAATTGATTCGGCATACGTTTCAGCAAGAAGTGGTGGTGGGGGTACTGATGTTGGTGATGTTTATACCTATTCACTTATTTTTGGAGAGTAAAAAATGGCTAACCCCAATTTATTGAGTATAACAACAGTGAGCGGTAAGACGGCTGTTCAAGCAATCACAACGTCTGCAACCGCCATTGTTACTAATTCTGCAGCAAGCGGTAAACTTATACGCGTAAAAGCGTTATACATATCCAACGTTGATGGTACTAACGATGCTACAGTTAATGCAGATGTATACCGTAGTAGCACAGCTTATCATTTAGCTAAAACAATTACAATTCCAGCTGATGCTACACTTGACATTATTACAAAAGATGTTTATCTCGAGGAAGGCGACACTCTTAGATTGACAGCCAGTGTTGATGGTGATTTGGAAGCTGTCTGCTCATATGAGGAGATTAGTTAAATGGGACGTAGAGGTGACGTCGGCATAGTTGGAAAGATTGTAACCAACGCATCTGGAAATACAAACGGTGCTTCTGGTATACAGAGCTTATACCAGGTTTATAGAGATGTTTTAAATCAAGCATATCCCAGCGTTGTCGAGGCTGTATTATTAGATCTGAGTAATGGTACAGGTGGGGGCCAGGCTGGCAATCAATGGACGGTATCAAGAACAAGTTACCCAGAAGATGGTTTAGTTATTACATCTAGTGCAAATAGCTATAGCAACCCCTCCGCATATTTTATAGAATATCTATTTGATGGCAGCAACGGTTCGAACGCAACTACTACTTATTGGCTTACAAATAGCACAGGAGATCAGACACTAACATTTGATTTTAGTTCGACTACACTAGTAAGAATGGATAAAATGGTTGTATATCCACGAACAAGGACTGATGCATCTTCTAACTGGACAATGCAGTACAGTGCAGATAATAGCACGTGGCTTAATCTATCTGATACAGATGGGGTCATTTCAGAAACAAGTGATACATCCACAAACTATGGAACAGATTATATTCATATTTTTGACCCACCGGTAAATTTACAGACTTATCCGTATGTAAGATTTACATTGACTAGGAACGCTTCTTACGGAGTCACTTTAAATGAAATAGAGGTGTATGCAGGATAATGACTAATATACTAATTTTTGGATCGTCAAACAACTATCAAGACACATTGGTTGCTTCCTTAAAGACCGCTTTATCGGCTAAGCAATACAATGAGTCTGATGTAAGAAATCTGACTGGTAACACTGAGGCTGAAGGTTTTCCTCAAGTTCTTAATGTTATAAAAAACGCGTTAAGTGATGGAACGAACATAGTATTTTTTACTACGGGTGGATCTTCTATCATCGATACCATTGAGCAGCTTCAAGGCTGGAGAGGAGCTATAGACAATGTTATAGGTTTATGGCTAGATGTAGATTTTGATGATAAAGAATATTTAAAAGCCGATTGTGATCTACAACTAACAAGCAGTTATAATCTAGATACTATTGTTAATCATATTCAATCACAATAACCTCAGGTACATTTACCGGATAATAAAATTAAAAACATATAAATAGCTATAGAGGATTTATAACCGGAGAACTCTATGGCTGTGACAAGCAGAGCTACTCTGATTGACTATTGCAAACGTAAACTTGGCGACCCGGTCATTGAGATTAATGTTGATGATGATCAAGTTGAAGACCGAGTTGATGAGGCAATAGAATATTATCAAGAGTATCATTCAGACGCTACAATTAAAACATATTTAAAACATCTCATTACTCAAGATGATGTAGATAATGAGTATATTACGACTGCGTCTGATATTATCCACGTCACTAAGATGTTTCCGCTAACATCTACATTTGCCAATTCACGTAACTTTTTTGACATCAAGTATCAAATGATGTTGAATGATATGCATAACCTTGCATCGTTTGTTGGTGATCTATATTACTATGAACAGATGCAACAATATCTCTCTTTGCTAGAGATGAAGCTCAACGGTTTACCTCAAGTTCATTTCGCTCGTAGACAAAATCGTCTTTATATCTTCGGTGATTTTGCTGATGAGGATATTAAAGTAGGCGATTATGTCGTCGCTGAAGTAATTCAAACAATTAATCCACAAACACATACTTCAATCTATAATGATAAATGGTTGAAGGAATATACCACAGCACTTATTAAACAACAATGGGGTGCAAATCTAATTAAGTTTGATGGAATGCAATTACCTGGTGGTGTTACGCTTAACGGTAGACAAATTTATGATGACGCAACGGCTGAGATAGAAAAGCTCAGGGAATCAGTTCGTCTTGAACATGAACTGCCAATTGACTTTTTTGTAGGTTAAGATGTTAAATCCGTATTTCTCACAAAGCGTAAGGTCTGAACAGAACCTTTACGAAAACATCATCATTGAATCTCTTAAGATTTATGGACAAGATGTGTACTACTTACCTAGAACAATTGTAAATGAAAATACAATCTTTGGTGACGATGTACCATCTAGCTTTAATTCGTCTTATAAGATTGAGATGTATGTTGAGAATACGGAAGGCTTTGACGGGGAAGGTGATCTCTTTACTCGCTTTGGTGTAGAGATTCGTGATGAGGCTACATTTGTTGTAGCACGTAAGCGTTGGAATAGTGCTGTAAGTAAATATGATAATGAAATTACTGGTGAAAGACCTCGTGAAGGTGATTTAATTTATCTACCATTATCGCGCTCTTTATTTCAAATTAACCATGTAGAGCATGAGCAACCATTCTATCAATTGAGCAATCTGCCGATTTATAAAATGCGTTGTCAACTCTTTGAGTACAATGATGAAAATCTTAATACTGATGTTGATGCCATTGATGCTATTGAGCGTGATAATAGTTTCAAATATATTCTAACACTCAATGGCACAAGTCCTGTTATCGAAATAGGTAATACTGCTACACAAACCATATCGTCTGGTGTGACAATGTCAGGTGAAGTTGCCAGTTGGTCTGACTCAGATCAGAAACTACATCTCATCCATTGTGGTGCCAGTGATGGTAAGTTCCATAACTTCCTTACATCCACAACAATTACACTTAGTGGTGATGCAAGAGTTGATTCCGACTTTACAGTAATAGCACTTGCACAAGATAATCAAATTTCAGAGAATGAACAGAACGATGCATTTAGTACATTCTCTACCGACTTCCTTGATTTTACCGAGGATAACCCATTCGGGGATCCGGAGGCTAACTAATGTTTGGTACATATTTTTACCATGAAAAAATTAGAAAGTGTGTGTCGATTTTTGGACGCATGTTTAATAATCTATATGTCTTGCGGAAGAACTCTTCTGGTGCGGTGATTAGCCAAGTGAAGGTACCATTGTCGTACGCACCAAAAGCCAAATATTTGGAACGCATTAGAGAAAATCCAGATCTTGATACGGATACAAAAGTTGCAATTAAGTTGCCACGGATGTCATTTGAAATTACAGCATTTACTTATGATACGACACGGCAATTAGCCAAAACAAGTAATTTTAATACTATAGGTTCTGGTCCGGCAAATAGACAAAAGTTCTTTGCACCCGTACCATACACAATTAATTTTCAACTTAACATCTATGCAAAGACACAAGACGATGCTTTGCAAGTTGTTGAGCAAATACTACCTTATTTTAATCCACAATACACACTTACAATAAAACCATTTTTAGTAGAGTATCCTACATTCAGAGAGGATATTCCAATTGCTATTCAAGCTGTATCGTTTACCGATGACTTTGATGGTCAATTAGAGACTCGTAGAACTATCATATATACATTAGACTTTGAAATGAAAGTAAGTTTCCATGGACCAATAGAGAACAAGGATATTATTCGTACGTCGATTGCCAATATTAATCAGATCAATGCTGGTTTATTGGATTCGGATGTAAAACTTGAGACAATTACGGTTACACCAAATCCATCTAACACTCTAGGTACTGCCGACAGTGATTTTGGATTTGATACAGATATTGATTTAGCATTTGATGATTAAATATGGACTCAGACAACGTAAAAACAGATTATGATTACTCGCGTGAAACATATTACGAGTTGATCGAAAAAGGCAAACAATCATTAGATCTCATGGTAGAGGTTGCTCGTGAATCTGAACATCCACGAGCATTTGAAGTTCTTGCTACCATGATCAAGAACATCAGTGATGTAAATGATCGGTTGATGGATCTAAATAAAAAGAACAAAGACATCAACAAAAAAGAAGAAGATAAACCAAAGCAGATTGAAAATCAACAAAATAATATATTTCTAGGATCCACAACCGACCTACAAAAACTACTACAGCAACAACCAATTGATGTAACACCAAAAGAATAGGAGGTGTGTATGAAAGAAGCCGAACAAGCTTTAAATAGAGTAATGAACCTTGATCAATTCATTGTTACATTTGAATTGCCAGAAGATTTTTGTTTTCATGGCCCTATTCCATTCGATCTCAAAATCTCAGAAGGAATGGGACAAGCTTTAGTTGTAGCTCTTACTCAAGAAGAAGCTGAAGATAAAGTACAGATGTATTTTGACGAAGCAGCAAATTTTTGGGAAGAATCATGGGAAGTAGATTTAGAAGATGACGAAGAAGATGATGAGGACGATGACGTAGAGGATGCAAACTGATACCTACTTAGGTAATAACAATGTAAAGAGAGACGGTGTAATACAACAATGGACTCAGGAACAAGTTCTTGAGTACTCTAAGTGTATGCACAACCCTGCGTACTTTGCAGAGAAATATCTAAAGGTCATTTCCCTTGATAAGGGATTAGTACCCTTTACACTTTACCCATATCAAAAGAACATGTTTGAGCACTTTAATTCGAACAGGTTTAACGTCGTGCTTGCTTGCCGACAATCGGGTAAGTCAATATCCTCTTGTGCATACTTACTTTGGTACGCACTGTTTCACTCAGAAAAACTTGTAGTAATCCTTGCAAACAAAGGTGATACAGCACGTGAGATGTTAAGTCGTGTTACGCTCATGCTTGAGAACCTACCATTCTTTTTGCAACCTGGTTGTAAAGCATTAAATAAAGGTTCAATTGAATTCTCAAATAATTCACGTATTCTTGCCAGAGCTACATCTGGTTCATCCATTCGTGGCCTGTCGGTAAACTTACTATACCTTGATGAGTTTGCATTTGTTGAACGTGCCACTGAGTTCTACACTTCAACGTATCCTGTAATTGCCGCAGGTAAAGACACAAAGGTAATTGTCACTTCTACCGCAAACGGTATCGGCAATACGTATCATAAGATATGGGAAGGTGCTGTGCAAGGAGTGAACGAGTTCAAACCGTTTCGTGTTGACTGGTTTGACGTTCCAGGAAGAGATGAAGCGTGGAAAAAACAAACAATTGCCAATACTAGTCAATTACAATTTGACCAAGAATTTGGCAATACTTTTTTCGGAACAGGCGACACTCTGATTAACGCCGATACGCTGATGGCGTTTAGAGCAAAGCCATATAAAAGGCTGCTAGAGAATAATAGTCTTTATGTCTACGAAGACACTATCAGAAAACACGACTACATTATGACTGTAGACGTAAGTAAAGGGAGAGGGCAGGATTATTCTACGTTTAACGTGATCGATATTAGCGTTCGCCCTTTCAGGCAGGTTGCTGTTTATCGCAACAATACTATCTCTCCAATTCTCTTCCCTAACATTATCTATAAGTATGCGAAACTCTACAATGATGCTTATGTGGTGATTGAATCAAATGATCAAGGAGGAGTAGTGTGTAATGGTTTATATCACGAACTTGAATATGAAAACATGCATGTTGAATCGACAGTAAAAGCAAATGCTTTAGGTGTAGAGATGACGCGTAAAGTAAAACGCCTTGGTTGTTCTGCAATTAAAGATATTTTAGAGAATAGTAAATTGGATATTGTAGATGAGAACACGATTCTTGAGATCTCTACGTTCGAAGCAAGGGGTCAATCGTATGAGGCAAGTGATGGTAACCACGATGATTTGATGATGAACCTAGTAATGTTTGGTTATTTTGTCTCAACTCAATACTTTTCTGATATGACAAACATTGATTTAAAGCAGATGTTATTTGATCAAAGAATGAAAGAGATCGAAGAAGATATAGTTCCTTTTGGATTTATTGACGATGGAAGCCAACACATTGCTACGATAGAAAGACCAGGTGCTACAGATTGGGCCGTAGAGTATGACCCAAATTTGTAAAATTATAAATAATAGGAAATTGAAAAACAACCGTATTATGACTTCATATCATTAACCAAAAAGGAATTCAAAGATGGCACTTTTTACACCTTCCGAGTCTCCTGCGGTTGTAGTTAAAGAGATTGATCTGACCGGCGGCGTACCCAACGTTCAATCAACCACTGGCGCAATTGTAGGTAATTTTCGGTGGGGTCCTGTACAGCAAAGAAGATTAATTGCCAATGAGGCAGAACTTGCTGCTACGTTCGCTACACCGACAGATGATAACGCTGTAGATTTTCTCACAGCTTCACAATATCTCAGATATTCTAGCACACTTCAAGTTGTGCGCGAGATTACCGATGCCGCACAGAGCGCATTGGCATATCAAAGTGGATTTTCCGTTGATAGTGCTGATGATGTTGCTGGTTGGGATAACCCACTGATTCTAAACTCTACCGACTTTGACACAAGAGAAGCTACTCTGGTTGCCGAAACGGATAGTGATGGATCTGCTACGACATACAAAACTCAATTTGTTGCTCGTTATCCTGGCGCACTTGGTAACTCACTTAAAGTTTCTTATATCCCAGCTGATACAACTAGCACTAAGTTTGATTCATGGGCATATGCTTCTAGCTTTGATGCTCGTCCTGAAACGTCTACTTTTGCTTCTGGCAAAGGTTCGTCTGGTGACGAAATGCACTTGGTTGTTGTTGACGAAGATGGTTTGTTTACAGGTACCCGCGGTACAATTCTGGAAACATTCCCCAATATGTCTATCCTTACAGATGCCAAGAATACAGAAGGCACAAGCATTTATGCTAAAGAAGTTGTCAATAACAAATCCGAATATATTTGGATGTTGAACTTTGATTCAGCTCAAGTTGCTAAGTCTGCTGGTTCAGCCTCTTCATTGAGCACAAGCTATTTCTTAGATTCGGCCGATCGTGATGCTGAATCGTTTAGTTTGGCTGGTGGTGCTAACTCAGCTACACTTACAACATCTGAATACCTGACAGGTTATGATTTATTTGAAGATAAAGACCAAGTTGAAGTTGATTTCATTATCGCTCCAGGCCTTGCTTCTGCCACAAATCAAAGAACCGTGGTTAATGATCTTGTTTCAACTGCTCAATCTACTCGTAAAGATTGTGTCGTTGTTGCTTCGCCTAACAGTGAAGCAGTTCTTGGTACATCCAATGATGCAACAAGAGTTTCCAATACTGTCACAACCGTTAGTGGTTATACCAAGTCCTCGTACTTGGTTGTTGATAACAACTACCTAAAGGTTTATGACAAGTATAACGACAAATATGTTAATATTCCTGCTGCCTCGACCACAGCTGGTATCATGGCTGCTACGGATTATAACCGGGCACCTTGGTTCTCACCTGCTGGTTCCAGAAGAGGTCAACTACTAGGCGTTACTGCTTTGGCATATAGCCCAACCAAAGGTCAGAGAGATACTCTGTATAAGGCTGGTGTAAACCCCATTGCAAACATCCCTGGTCAAGGCGTATTGCTCTTTGGCGATAAAACTTTCTTAGGCTATCCTTCTGCCTTTGATAGAATTAACGTCCGTAGATTGTTCCTCATCCTTGAGAGAGCAATTGGTAGAGCCGCTGAACAAGTATTGTTCGAGTTCAACGATGAATTTACACGTGCCGAGTTCGTCAACATTGTCGAGCCGGTCCTCCGTGAAATTCAAGGTAGACGTGGTATTACCGACTTCCGTGTTGTTGCAGATGAAACCAATAACACACCTGAAGTCATTGATCGTAACGAGTTTATTGCAAGTATCTTCATTAAACCTGCTCGGTCAATCAACTACGTCACACTGAACTTCGTGGCCGTCAGAACTGGCGTTGACTTCGAAGAAGTCGTCGGCACAGTTTAATCTAGCGTCATAGGAGAAATAAAATGGCAGTTTTAGGCGTAGATGATTTTAAAGCCAAACTCAGAGGTGGTGGCGCTAGACCTAATTTATTTAAGGCGACCATCAACTTTCCGGGTTACGCCAATGGCGATGCTGAATTGACTTCGTTCTTGTGCGAAGCAGCTCAGTTGCCCGGTTCCACGTTTGGTATTATTAATGTTCCTTTCCGTGGTCGTATCTTGAAATTGGCTGGTGACCGTACATTCCCAGAATGGACAGTTACCATCATCAATGATACAGACTTTACGGTTCGTAACTCATTTGAAAGATGGATGAACGGTATCAATGCTCATTCGCAAAACACAGGTTTGGCAAGTCCCATTGCCTACGAAGCTGATTTGTTTATTGAGCAACTTGATCGTTCAGGTGAATCGGTTAAGAAATATGTCTTTAGAGGTTCTTTCCCGACTGACCTTTCGGCAATTGATCTGAGCTATGCAACAACAGATGAAATCGAAAGATTCCAGGTCACGTTTGCATACCAATACTTTGAAGCTACAGATCCTGTCGCTACTACATCTTAATAGATATAGAGGAGGGGTGGGGTTTCCCACCCCAATTCTAACAGGATAACCATAATGGCAGAAAATAATAGAAGCATTAAATTATTTGGTTTTGAGATTAAGCGTGCTGTAGAGGACGACCCTAAAAAGAAGCCGTCCATTGTTCCTGCCAGAGACGATGATGGTGCTGGATATGTTACAGCTGGTAACATGTACTTTGGTCAGTATCTTAACTTTGAAGGTAATGATTCAAAAGATAACCATCAACTTATCATGCAATATCGTGGAGTTGCTACTCAACCTGAAGTTGATATGGCAATTGAAGATATTACAAATGAGTCTGTTTCAACGTCAGAACTTAAACAAAACGTAGATATTAATTTAGATAATCTTGAAATTACTGACGCAATTAAAAAGCAAATTAAAGAAGAATTCGATAATGTGTACAACATGCTCCAGTTTGGTGAGTATGGTCACGATATTTTCCGTAGATGGTATATTGATGGTAGATTGTATCACCATCTTGTAGTCAACGAATCACAATTAAAAGCGGGCATCCAAGAGATTAGACCTATTGATGCTTCTAAGATTCGTAAAGTAAAACAAATTAAAAAGAAAAAAGATCAGCAAACAGGTGTTGAACTTATTGAGAACGTTGAAGAGTTTTACATCTATCAAGAAAAGCCTGGTTCACAAACTGGTGGTGTAAAGCTCACAAATGATTCGGTGAGTTATATTACGTCTGGTCTTTTAGATGAAAGCCGTAAGAAGGTTGTTTCATACCTACATAAAGCATTAAAGCCCATCAACCAATTGCGAATGATGGAAGATTCTTTGGTCATTTATAGATTGGCCAGAGCACCAGAACGTCGTATTTTCTATATTGATGTTGGTAACCTACCACGTGGTAAGGCCGAGCAATATATGAAAGATATCATGGCCAAGTATCGTAATAAACTTGTCTATGATGCTCAGACCGGTGAGATTCGTGATGACCGTAAGCATATGTCAATGCTTGAAGATTTTTGGCTACCACGTAGAGAAGGTGGTCGTGGCACAGAGATTACCACGCTACCTGGCGGTGAGAATCTTGGACAAATTGATGATATCATTTATTTCCAAAAGAAACTTTATCGTTCACTGAATGTACCTATTAATAGGCTAGAGCAAGAAGCTCAATTTAGTCTTGGTAGATCAACAGAAGTTTCCAGAGATGAACTTAAATTCCAAAAGTTTATTGATAGATTGCGTAGAAGATTCTCTCACTTGTTCCTTGGTATTCTTAAAAAGCAATTAATTCTTAAAGGTATTATTACCGATGAAGATTGGAAAGAATGGGAACAAGATATTGTAGTTGATTATGTTCGCGATAATCATTTCACTGAACTACGTGATGCAGAGATGCTTAGAGAACGTGTTCAGATGATGGATCAAATGCAAAATTATGTTGGTGAGTTCTTCTCAAAAGAGTACATATATAAGAATGTTCTCATGATGTCTGATGATGATATTGAGAAAATGAAAGAGGAAATTGAAGCTGAAAAGAAAGCCGGTGATATTATGGAACCGGAACAACAAGATCAACAACAGGGTGAGCAGTAATGGCTGAGTCAAAGAGTGTTAGATTAGCAAAAGCCGCAGGAGCATATATTGACTCTGATGGTGCGGTTGAACTCACCGAAGGCGATAATATCACAATTACTAAAGACCCCAACAATAATACTGTTACTGTAACAACAACTGCGGCATCAACGGGTAAGGCAATAGCGATGTCTATTGTATTCGGAGGATAAAATGGCTAACCCCAATATTGTAAATGTAAGTACTATTAATGGTAAAACCGCTGTACAATCAGTAGGTGAATCAGCTACAGCCATTGTTGAAAATGCTGTAGCAAGTGGTAAAATATATAAAATTAATTGTTTGATTATTTCAAACGTGGATGGTACAAGCGCAGCAGATATTACTGTTGATCTATATAGATCATCCACTGCGTATCATGTTGTAAAAACAGTTTCTGTTGCTGCTGATACATCATTTACGGCGATTGATAAATCGCTGGTGTTATACCTTGAAGAAGGAGATGCTCTAAGACTCACTGCTAGTGCTACCGGCGACTTGCAAGCAGTATGTTCTTATGAGGAGATTAGTTAATGTTTAATGCTGGCCGTAGAGGTAAACGCACCAAAGATGGTGCGGGTATTATTTCAGTTGGTGCACATTTTAACCAACAAGAATTTCTGATTCCTACTATCACTGGTTATAGCGTTACTGGTGATTCTGACTATGAAGCAGACGATCTTGCACTAGATACTGCCGGTGGTCAAACGATTACAATTAATGGTTCTGGATTTAAATCTGGTGCTCAAGTTAGACTTGATAATAGTGTAATAGGTTCAGTATCAGTAACACCAACAGCAATTTCTTTTACAGCACCGGCCAAGACTGCAGGTACTTATACACTTTATGTTACTAATCCAAATGGTGGTACTGCAGTTCTTACACCTGGTGTATTGTATTCCGGTTTCCCATCATGGACCAGTCCTGCGGCAGGTGCTGAATTGGGTCCATACTATGAGACAACAAGTTATTTAGATTCATTTGAAGCAACAAATCCACAAGATGCTGGTTCATCTATTGTCTATAGTTTGTATGATGGTGCATTTCCTGCTGGTGCTACATTAGATAGTAATGCGGGTACTCTATCAGGTACTGCACCTGTTGATGGTGGTAGTACCACATATTCATTTACAATTAAAGCAACAGATAGTGATCTTCAGGATACGCTGCGTTCATTTACGCTTACAGTAAATACCGATGTTGTAACATGGTCTGCACCAGATACGAGTCAAACACTATATGTTAATTCAGCAATAACACCGTTGACCTTAAGTGCATCAAGTGCTGTAGGATATGGTGTGTCATATGCCGCTGATTCATTACCCACAGGTCTTACACTGGCAAATGATAGTATTAGTGGCACACCTACCGTTGTTGGTTCACAATATACAACTTTGACTGCTACAGCAGCAACTACTAGTAGAACTGCAACTAGAACAATTACCTGGTCTATCCAGGTTGCTGCCGATCCTTATTTTAAAAATGTCACAGCACTATTACAAGCTGATAATGACATATATTTAGCAGATGTAAGTTCTAGTCAACATTTATTAACAGAGAACGGAGATGTAAAACCCACTTCATTTAGTCCATATAAAGGTAGTTATTATAGTACTAGGCATGACGGTGCTGGCGACTATATTGAAATTGATGCTGCTGATACAACGTCCATGGACTTTGGTACCGGAGATTTTACTATAGAAGTTTTCTTTTATAGATTAACGAGCGCGATAAGAACTGAACAAATATGGCAGTTTAGCTCTGGTCCTTGTATGTTAATTTATAGCAACGCTCTTTATTATCAATCTACACCAGGCTCTTCTATTCATTATGCTACTATGCCCGACCCAGGTTTTTCTAAATGGCAACATTATGCTATGGTTAGGGAAAATGGGGTATTGCGCATATTTGCAGATGGCGTGTTTATTGCAGGGGGTGCTGCTACAACTAATTATGCAGATGTAGGCAGTTTGAGACTCGGGGAAGGTAATTACGCAGACTCTTTAGGTTATTTTCACAGCTTCAGAGTAACAAATGGATCTGCTCTCTACGATATGAGTGGTTCACCCACCCTTGGTGATCAAGTGTTTACCCCACCTACAGAACCGCTCACAACAACAAGTCAAGGGGCCACAGCATCTGAAGTTAAGCTACTTACTTGTCAATCTAATCGCATCGTTGATAACTCTTTAAACAGCTTATCTATTACGGTTGCAGGTGATACAGCTGTCTCAGGACACGTTCCTTGGGCATTTTATAC